CAGACGCGCGAGCCCATCAAAAATACTCCTGATCGATTGGTCCATAGCCCGGCGTCGGGCGTTTGATGACGCGGATGCGGTTGCGCCAGTATTGTGCCGCCTGCGGATCGGATTTCGCGCCGTATTCCTCGGCCGCCGCGTCGGCGACCAGCTTGCAGAAATTCAGGAAGATGTCCTCGTCCAACTGGTCGGGATCGGCGATGTAAACTGTGTCTGACGCCAGTTCAGCAATGACACGATCGATGTACTGGTCGATGTTGTCGGCATCCTCCGCCGACGGCGCGCTGCCGACCTCGCCGCCCGTGAGAATGGCCAAGACCTTGAACTGGATTTCAGCGCGGGTCTTGGACATCTCGTTCTCCTACTTGTGGCGGCGACTAACGGAACTTGTTTTTGGCTTTGTCCTTGTCGCCGTTTTCGTCGTCGCCTTCTTTTTCGGCTTTGCTGCTGCCTTCGGCTTTCTTGGGTCCGGTATCCCCGGCTGCTTTTGTGGGACCGGACACGTTAAAAAGAGGATTGTCGGCCAGCTTCTCCAGCGCGTAGGCATTTTTCTCGGTCTGCTCGACCTCGGTGGCCTTGCCGTCGGAGAATGTCATGCCTTCCCATTCGAAAGTTTTGGCACCGTTCTCCGGAGCCTTGTAGGTCACTGTCACTTTAGGCATTGAAGTGTTTCCCCTGGTTGTGGGCGACCGCCTGCTGCCTTGGACCCAGCAGACGATCGCCCGGTTGCCGTCTACGCACTGAGATAAGAGCGCGACAGCAAGTCAGTTCCTAGCGATCGATGAAGCCCAGCAGGTACAGGGTGATCGTACCGGCCGGGTTGGCGGCACCGGCAGCCGAGACAGTGATCAGGATGGTTGTCTCGACCGTGTTCTTGTAGCCCAAGCTGGTCGTCACCAGCGTCAGGACCGGTGTCACCGCAGAACCGGCGGCAGCGGCGAGATAGCGAGTTGCACTACCACTGTCGCCAACGCCATACGTCATACCGGCACCCAGCACCGTCGACACGGCAATGACGCCGGTCACGACGAAGCCTGCCGGTACCGTAAACGCCTCCACCACTTGGTTGAGCACGTTGTCAGCGGCCGTAATCGTCACGACGCGGCCGAACGCCTTCATGGTGCGAGCAAAGCCCTCACCACCGTGTTGCGGTTGAACATAGTCTCTGCGAGTTGTCATGCGATTTTACTCCTTACATGACAGGTTTCGACGCGGATGAGAAAAAATGGGGAAGGCGTGCGTCAAACCCGCCTCCCCCAAGTTCACGAGAGAGGTTTAAGCGTTCGGAGCCGCAGCGACGAAGCCGGTCGCCATGCCCCAGTCGACCAGTTGCCCCAGCATGGTGCCAGTGGCGGTCAGTGGGGCTTTGGCGATCTTGCCGACGCCGAACTGGGCCTCGATGCCCATGCCGGTGATGAAGTCGTAGTCACCGTCCTCAAGCGTAGTGGGCCTCGGCATCTGGCCCAACGCATAGGCCATCGCGCCTTGACCGCACATGAAGATCGGCTCGACATCGGTCGTGCCGCCAAAACCGGCATTGACCAGCAACAGCCGCTGCGTGATCTCGGGGATTTCCAGATAGTTCACGCCGTCGTAGACCAGCCCGCCGCCCGTGAAGAGCGGGTTGTTGCTGGTTGGGCTGCTCTCACGCTCGCGCGCATCGCGGTTGGCTTGGTACATCACCGGATCGGCCTTCAGATCCCGCATTGCCCGCGAGCCCAGGAAGCAGACGAACCATTCCTGGTCGGTGTCCTTCAGCTGGAACGGGTTGATCTTCGGCTTGCCGTTGTAGACACCAGGATTGGACGCCGACACGCCGGTCTGCTGCGCCAGTTGCTTGAGGTAGGAACCGACCGCCGCCGACATCTTGTCGGCCGTGGTGTCGAGTTCGGCAGTCGACAGCGCAAACGTCGCCTTGGTGTTGGTGGCCACCGCACCGAACAGGATGCGGTCGGTGTTGGCGAGCATCCAGTCGGTCTTGTTGGCCGCCGACGCCGCCGACCAGCGGATGCCGTTGACGCGGTTGCCCGGCGCGATCAGCCGGGATGACTGGATCGACGCCGTCGGGATCGACAACAGCGCGTCGACGATATCATCCCGAACGATACGTCTGGCCCAGCCACGCAAAAGGCTGCGCGCCGTCGAGCGGATGGAGAACGAACTCTCCTTGTCGGCGGCGCGGTTGTTGGCGACCGCGTTCCTGGCCCAGTCGGCCCAGATCGGCATGCCGTAGCTGTCGATCTGCTCCTCTGCGCCGCGCAGCGTACCGGCACCGACGCCGGGACCAGCAAGCTGCGTGACCAGCGGAATGCGGATCTCTTTGCCGTCGGCGCTGAGATCCTTCATGCGGACGATCGGGAACGTGCTGTCTGCGCCCATGTACGGATCGAACCGCGAGGCGCGCAGGAAATCAAACGCCACATCGCTGCGGAATTTGATTAGCTCATTGTTCGGGTGGTTAGAGGTAAGGGCCATTGGCCAGTCCTTTCAAAGTGCTCGGCCGCCAGCCCTGAGGCTTAGCGGCGTCGCGGTGCATCGATGATGTTGTCGAACAGCGCGCCGTCCGTTACGTCGGATTGCAACGCCGTCCGCAGCGCAGCGTTGGAACGGCTGACAGCGTTCAATGACGGTGCCAGACGCACATTCGGTCGACCGTTGGCATCTGTGGCCGAGGCTTCGCCGTTCCACCGTTCCATGGCGGCCTTGCGAAACTCCGGATCGGCCATCGCCTCCTCGCGCATCTTGGCGCGATAGGCGGTGAGATCGTTGCCGACCTCGGCGCGGATCTTCAGGTCGCGGAACCAGTGCATCAAGGTTTCGCCAGGATCGGGTGACTGCTGCATGCGCGCCCGCAACGCCGGGTCGACATGCCGCCTTGCCACCTCGTAGGCCTGATCGAATTCCTCTTTGTAGGTCCGCTTGGCCAGCTGAAGAGAGTTTTCCCGGCGCTCATTGACCAGCCGCTGTTCCCAGCGTTGCTCCTGATACGCCGTCCAACCTTTCGGATCCAACAACGGATCGGGTGCCTCCGGTTCAGCCGGTTGTTCCTGCTGCTGCTGAATGTGCCGCCGGAATTCCTGCTGCTCGTAGGCAAGACGATCGCGCTCTGCCTTAAGAGCGTCGCGCTCGGCCTGCGCCGCGCGCTTCTCCTCGTTGATCTCCCGCACCCGCCAGCTTGGCACCATCGGCGCATCATCATCGACCTGCGGGCGCTCCTTGCCCTCGGCCGCTGGCGCTGCGTCTGCCGGTTCTGCTGCTGGTTTTTCGACAGGCGCTGCTGCCGGTGCCGGTTCGGCTTTCGCCGGGGTGACACCTTCAACCGCGTTGTCGAAGAATGCGTCTTCAGTCGGTCCTTGGTCCGTTCCTTGGTTCTCGATTGCCATTGTCGTCCTCATGCCCCGCGTATCGTCGCGGGCTACGCTGCCATCTATCGCTCAGGCGTGCGTTGCCACGTTTCGCCGTGGCCGCGAATTACGTTGTCGGAGCGGGCGCATTCTTTGCGCGCTCTTTCTCCATCTTCATCTGGTCCTCGTGCCGGTCGCGATCGAGCTTGGCGGTATTGGCGGCCTTGAACCGCTCGATCTCGATCTGCGCGGCAGCCTTCATGCGCTCGATCTGCGCGTCGGTGTCGGCCTTCATCTGCGCCAGCATCGCCTGCTGCCGGGCCTCGGCGGTGCGGGCCATCTCGTCCATCTGCTGCTGGCGGATCTGCAACGTCATGTCCTGGTCGGCCTGACGCTGCTTCAACGCGGCGTCCTGCTGGGCGATCATCCCGGCGCGCTGAGCCTCCTGATCCTTCAGCATGGCGTCCTGCTGCGCTCGCTGGCCGTCGATCTGCGCCTTGGCCTGCATCGCCATGACCTTCGGATCCGGCGGTGGCGGCGCGTTCTTCTGCTGCTCGATCTTGTCGAGCATGGGCTTCTTCACGCTCGACGGGATCGGCGCAAGCTCCAGCGCGATCTCCGGGAACTGTTGCAGGAATTGCGGGCCGAGGCTTTGCAGGACCATCATCGCGTCGTCC